TACAAAAAGTAAAAGACTATTTTTACACTCCAGCTGAATTAATTAATATTTATGTTTCTAACAAAAATGAAAAAAGTTTTATAAATAGAATTATACAAAATAAAAAAATATGTCAAAATAAAATAAAATAAAAGTTGTAAATTTAAGTTTTACGTTTTATTATAAATTAGTTAATACTATTTTATAATAATTAAATGATAAATGAATATGTAAAAAAATTAATTTTAAATCTACCTAATGAAATTAAAAATGTAAAGGAACCTATACTTATAGATTTGGTTTTAGATGGAGGAGTATTTAATGGAAGTTATCTAGTTGGCGCTCTATTTTTTTTAAAAGAAATGGAAAATCAAAATTTTATTAAAATTGATAGAATATCTGGTTGCAGTGTGGGGTCTATAATTGCTTTTTTATATTATATAGATTGTCTTGAATTAATGTCCAAATTTTATGAAATTATTTATAATGATTTTAAAGAATCATTTAATTTAAAATTAATAAAAGACCTTAAAAAACTTTTAGGAGAACATATTCCAGATAAGATATGTGAAAAAGTAAATAATAAGTTTTATATTACATACTATAATATTAAAAAAGGTTGTAAGGTTATTAAATCTGTTTTCAAAAACGAAGATGAACTTTTATGTAGTATTATAAAATCATGTTTTGTTCCTTTTTTAATAGACGGAAATATATTGTATCAAAACAAATACGTAGACGGTGTTAATCCATTTATATTTGAAAAAGAACATAATAAAAAAATTTTATATTTAGACCTTTTTGGTTTAGATAAAATAGGAAACTTATTGAATGTAAAAAATGAACGCTCTAATTATCATAGAATTCTTTCTGGTCTCTTAGACATTCATACATTTTTTATTAAAAAGAGCAACACACAAATGTGTAGTTTTAAAGAAGACTGGTCTATATTAAATTATTCATTTATATATATAAAATGTTTATTTGAAAAGATATGCATTTATTTAATATATATTATGATTTTTATAAAAGAAAATACTCCTGAAAAATGGAAAGATACAATTATTGCAAAAATTATAATAAAAATAGTTCAAGATATTTTTGTAATATTATTAGAAAATTATTGTTTATAATAAATAATAATATTATATGAAAATTCAAAGTTATAGTATTTTATTTTTTATATATTTTATTTTACCAAGAACATTTGCTGTAAATAGAATATGGCTAATAAGACATTGTGATAAGACAAAAAATATATCTAATCCTTGTTGTAGTAATTTAGGTTATGAAAGGGCATCACTATGGCATCAATATTTTGAAAAATATATACAAAAACAAGATAAAGTTAAAATATACACATCCAATTTTACTCCTTTAAAACAATCATGTATAAATAATATTAACTATCAATCGGAACCTAACACTAATTGTCAAAAATCACAGCGTATGTTTTTAACAGCATATTATTTGCAAAATACATTTAAATACAATATGATTGATTTAAGTCCAACTATTAATATTGATTACTGTATTGGAGAGAAATATAAATTACTTGAAAGAATATTAAAAGAACAACTAATATCTGATGCAATTGTTGTTTGGGAACATAAAGAAATTATTGACATTATACGGAGTTTTAATATTGAAATAAAGAAATGGAAAAATAAATTTAAAAATGTATATAATTTGGTTTTTATGATTGATGTTCAAAGAAAGCTATTATTTTATGATTGTTTTGATTATGTAAAAAATGAAATTACTAATTGTTCAGAAATTAAAAATATAGAAAAATGGTTATTCAACTTTAATCATATAGATAGATATACCTATACATATAACAAATTATTACATAGTAGTAAACCTCTAACTAATTATGAAATTAAAATAAATTATATTAAAATTGTTTCTTTTGCAGGTTTTTTTTTACTTTTTATTGTATATTTAATAAGTATAATTATAAAGAAATTAGTTGAAAGAAGAAGAAGTGAATATGTCATAATTATTTGACTATAAAAAGTTATTTTTTCGTTTAATTTATTTAAATTAAATAATATTTAATGTAAATGGATACAATTGATATAACTAGTGCTGAATTTTCTTTAAGTAATATTCAAGACTCCTTAATTTCTAGTGAAGAAGTATTTAAGTTAGATGACTATATTATTTATATTTATATATTTTTGGTTATTGTATCTTGTCTAATAGTATTTCTAATTTACAAGTATTATTCATCTAAAACAAAACGCGTTACTTTTCAAGATAAATTAGATGATTGTTATGGAGAGAATAGGATTTAAGTATATTTTTTATTTTTTATTTTATTTATGACGTCTTGTTTTGCCACCATAAATGGCTAAAGGTTTTGACTTTTTAGTTTTATTTTTTTTACCAATTTTACCAGTTTTACCAATTTTACCAATTTCTTTTTTATTTTTAATATCATCAGGTTTATAATTTAAAAACCATTCTTCAAATTCTTCTTTGTTACCTTTTGCTTTGATTTCTTTATATTTTTCGGCTTTTTCAGCACGAATTTCTTCAACTGATTCTTGGTGTCCATAACATGTAATACTAAAACGTTTAAGTAAACCTTTTTGTTCTAATCTATTTTTTTGTTGAACATCAAAAAGAAATTTTGACATACATAATATTCTATCAAGGAATTGATTATAGTAAGGTTTATCAGCATATAGAAATGCTAAATAAAAACTTAACATGGTATCAATAGTAGCTATCTTAATTTTTTGTCCATGAATATTCAAAATATTATAACTATGACAAGCAATAGGTTTATAAATAAATGCAATTGTGTCTTTTCCTATACGAATCTCATAATGAAGAGGTATCACTTCGCCTACTGGTTCTCTCTTTATAATTTTTACTTTTTTAATTCCTATATCTTTTAAACGCTCTTTAACTATTTCAGCAGTTGTTTTGGGATCATTCGATAGAACATCAAAATCTGCAACTTTTTCTAACTTGTGACGTAAATTTTGAGGCATATATTGAGAATAGAGAGAAATTGCATAACCACCAAAAAAAACTACACCTTGATTTATCATTGTATTTCTAACATTTTCATAAATTTTATCTCCCTCTGTTTGATTCTCCATCTCTCTTTGAAACTCAATAGAAGTGCAGTTTAAATCAGTTATTGGGTAATTTTTATTTAATAAAATTAAACGTTTTAATACCTTTTCCCATCTACTAGTATCTCCTGCAGGTCTGGATAATTCTAAATACATTGACATTCTTAAATAATTGGGAGGTGTATATAAAATTCCCCCAACGCGAATTGCATCTTTTTTAAGTGAATTAAAAATACCTTTTGGTAAATAGGTAATATCTGCAACTGGTATATAATTTACAAACACCTTATAAGTGCCATGATGTTGACCCGATTTTGCCTCTACATCGGTAAACCCTTCTTTAAAATAAATATCTGCTAATTCTTTAGCATCATGTAGAGCATTCATTGTAAAAAAATCATAATCAGGAATTTCTACATCTTTATTATAAAATTGGTCTTCAGATGGTAAAATATTATTAATCGCGGTTCCACCATAACAAATAAGGTTTTTTTTCTTAATAAAATTCTCTACAATTTGAATAATTTTTTTAATGTCTTCAGAATTCACAATACGTTTACCAATTTTTTCTTCTGCTTTATCAACTGCCATACGTAAAATTGCTAATTCACAATCACTAAATGTTAAATCTTTGCATTCATTTTTTGGTTTCATCTTATATACTAATTAGAAAAGTATTTAAAATGATGCGTATTTTTTAATAAATTAGTAGATTAATAATGGATAGTATTTGTTCATTAGACTTATCAAACTTAGATGTTATTTCTAATAAAGCAGTTAAAAATAGAATTAAACGCGAAATTAAGTTACTAGAAGAAAATTTTTCCTTAATCTATTTTTATATTGAAGATAAAACTAATTTACCTGTTATTGCTGTTAAAGATGAAAAATATAAATTTAAAAATATTTATAGACTTATATTTAATAATGATTATCCATTTAAGCCGCCAATAGTTAAAATAGATTTTGAATCTTATTGTTATTCTTTACAATTAAATTTTTCTTTTTTAAAGATTTTAAAAAAAATCCATGGAATTGACTGTTTATGTTGTAATTCTATAACTATTTCAAAAAATTGGTCACCTACATATACAAGTAATTCCATATTTTTAGAAATTCGTAAATACAGACAATTTAGGAGAGATATAATTGATAAAATTATGCTTGATAAAATTAAAAAATTATACTTAATTGATGATATTAATTTGGATGGTTGGTTATTTTAATTGTAAAAGTTAAATTATTTGGCTCGAAGTTTAACTAAAACTTGAAACTATAGTAATCTGTGCTAGCACTACGTGTTTGATATGAGTATCCTGGATTTTGAGGTGTAGGTGTAGGAATTGTAACAGGTGTGTAACGCAAGTTTTCTGGCTTTAATGCAAATGCATAACTTGCTCTATCAAAAAATAGTGTATTCTCCATAAGAAAATTATCTACCATCTGATAACGCATTGCTATCATTTGGCAACCATATGCACGACATAAGAACCCACTAGGATTGCTTGGACTGGTTCCCTTATCTGGTAAAACAATAGTCATTGCTCTTTTATTGAATTCTGATAATTCTTGTATGTCAGGACTATTCTTTATATCATAATAATTAAATGCTCTCATAAATACTGAGTTACTAGTTAAATTTACATATTCAAGAAATTGTGGGTTTTCTAAAAATGCATTATTAATTTTGTCTACAATTAGAATGACTTTATTTTGTAAGGACAATAAAGGAACCATGCCTATATTTTTTCCTGAATTTTCAAAACTATATTCTTTTCCAAGCATTATTGAATCATAGGATTTAAAAATATTGGCTAAATTTGAATACATTTCTTGATTATTACTCTTTATTCTTAAATGAATAATTATTGGGTCAGTTGAATTGGGACAAGTTCCACCAGAAAATGCATAATTTTGAATAGTATCCATTACTGTTCCAAAATTGACAGAATTAAATGTTTCTTTTACAAAATAATCATCTGTTGTGCTAGTAGCTACTACTGGTTGATTATTTACAGAATATATTTCAAAATCTAATCCACGAACACCTTGTTTTATAACTGCTTTTAAATTGGCTATATCAACAAAATCATTTTTATAAGACCCGCCTGAACAAGCATTATAGGCTGTTTTTATATAATAATCATAAAAACTGTGTTGGCAATCTGAGTCATTATTAGAAATGGGTCTAATATTTCCATCAAGTGAAGGATATAGGGTATTCATATAGTTAACTTCACGGCCTTCTAATTTACTTAGATAAATCATATAACCAATGAAAATAATTAAGATAAGAAAAATAAATGCCATTATCACATAAGATTGAAAATTTTCATCCATTGTTTTTATTGCGCTTAAATAATCTGTTTTTTGAGTTGACATAATATCTAATATAATATATTATTTTTTAATTTTTAGTGTTTTAAATTTAGAGAGAAAACTAGTAAAATTATATTATCATGAAATAAAGAATTAAAAAATTTCTATATTATATACTTAATATGGCTGGTGGACTATTAAATCTTGTTAGTCAAGGAAATGCAAATTTAATTTTAAACGGTAATCCTTTAAAAACATTTTGGAAATGCACTTATAAACATTACACTAATTTTGGAAAACAAAATTTCACTTTAAATTTTGAAGGCACTCCGACACTTGGTCTCACAACAGAATCTACTTTTGTTTTTAAAGTGAAACGTTATGCGGACTTGCTTATGGACTGTTATATCAACATTGATTTGCCATCTATTTGGAGTCCAATTTTGCCTCCTCAACCTATTTATGATGCAAGTGGTCATGTAACTGGTTATACAGATTGGGCACCCTATGAATTTCGGTGGATTGATAATATTGGTGCACAAATTATAAGCGATATTACAATTACATGTGGTAACCAACAACTGCAAAAATATTCAGGTCAATACATTTTAAATTCAGCAAGAAGAGATTTTTCAGGAAGAAAACTTGCTTTATTTGATGACATGATTGGTAATGTTGCAGAATTGGCTGACCCTGCAAATGCAGGTGCGCGTTCAAATGCATATCCAAATGCTTATTATACAGATAGTCCTGCAGGAGCACAACCTTCTATTGCAGGACGCACATTATATATTCCTTTAGGAGCCTGGTTTAATTTATTAACAACACAAGCATTTCCATTGGTGGCACTCCAATATAATGAGCTTCAAATAAGTGTTTCTTTTAGACCAATAAATCAATGGTTTACAATTCGCGATGTGCAAGATTATGTCAATAATTTTCCTGTTGTTGCACCTAATTTTAATCAATTTTATATGCAGTTTTATCGTTTCCTACAAACTCCGCCAGATGTTTTATTAGGTCCTACATCTTATGTAGATACTAGAACAAATTTTAATGCAAATATTAGTTTAAATTGCACTTATTGTTTTCTCTCCAACGATGAAGCAGAAGTATTTGCCAAAAATGAGCAAAAATATTTATTCAAGCAAGTTTATGAAAAACCATACTATAATGTAACAGGTGCAAATCGTGTTTATTTAGATTCTATTGGTATGGTAATTAGCTGGATGTTTTATTTTCAAAGAAGTGATGCAAATTTGCGAAATCAATGGTCCAATTATACAAACTGGCCTTATGATTATATGCCACAAGATATTAGCCCTGCTCCAGCTGATGGCCCAGCTACTTATAATTATATAACCCCAAATAATAGTATTCCTCCACAAACAAGTCCTAGTATTCCTCCTCAGATTGGGCCAGGTGTAAATCCAGGTGGGACCTTGACAGGTTTATACACGACAGGAATTTATAATCCGCAAAATATTAAATATATTTTAGTAGCAATGGGTATCCTTTTAGATGGACAATATAGAGAGAATATATTACCCGTAGGTGTATATGATTTTGTAGAAAAATATGTAAGAACAGCTGGTTATGCACCTCGTGGTCTATATTGTTATAATTTTTGTTTAGATACTAGTCCTCATACATATCAACCTTCTGGTGCAATGAATATGAGCAGATTTACAAATATTCAATTTGAATTTACAACTATTGTTCCTCCAGTTGACCCATATGCTCAGGTTCTTACTATTTGTGACCCTCAAACAGGTGATATAGTAGGTATTAATAAGCCAACTTGGCGAATCTATGACTATAATTTTGATTTATATATAATTGAAGAGAGAGTCAATATGGTTACATTTGTTGGTGGCAATGCGGGTTTAATGTATGCTGTTTAATTTTCTTTACACCCTTGAAGATTTAAAATGTGATAAAAAAACAACATAAAGTTATACTAATATTTGTATATTATAATGGAAAATAATCATACATTTTATCTCAAAACAGATAATAACAGAATTATTAATGAAAACTGTATAAGGTGGGTAAAAAAAATGAGCGATTGTTTAGAAGTATGCACTAGAACAAACGGTTGTGATATAAATAATGGAAATACACATAAAATATGTAAATTAAATAATCCAGATAGTTATAATAAACTCAATAAATATTTTGAATAAAAATGTTCAAGGGTATAAATAGGAAAAATAATATTTTAGACTTTTTAACAAGTTAAAATATTATTTCTTTAAATTAGTTTTTTGAATTTTTATTTAAAATAAAAATGATATTGTTTTTGAATAATTATATATAATTATATTAACCAAAAATGACAACCTTTGTTCGAATTGATAATCAAATTGTGGAAAAAATAGGAAAAAGTGGTTTTTGTATTAGTCCTATCAAACTATTTCAAATTCGATATAAAAAAAATAATAATATATCTCTGGATTTGGAACATATTCCTTATATTTCAACAGGTTCTAAAAAATTAGATACAAGGATTCTATCTTCTCTTCTAGGAGGTTCAGTAAAATTTGAAGAACTTGATATAATATATCCAACGCATAAAATCAATCTCTTTAAGTAGGTAAAATATATAATATATTTTGGAACATAAATAGACTTTCTTTAAGTATGTAAAATATATATTATTTCAAAGTAGCTTAAAGGCAAATGGGGGTGCTCATTACATAATGAAGGAAATTCTGGTTTTTTTAGTGAAAAAAAGGTACTACAGGTGAAGTGGAAAATTTCAGTATTTTTTCTCAAGACTTTTTTGGGAAATTCAAAAATGGACAAAAAAAATGTCCAAAAATCAAAAAACCCAAATCAGTCTCTCAAAAAAGGAAGGTTTGTGACCATAATAGAATTTTATGGTCTGAACACAGAAAAAATAATTTTCATTTTGTTACCATAATTTTTTTATTTTTTTTGTGAAAACTAGCATTGGGGTTTTTTTTATTGCTATTTTTGACATTTTGTCAACTAAAAAACCCTAAAAAAACCTATCTACATTAATGCATATTGATTTTAATGAATTGTTTTAATTATTATTACAATATTTAAAAAAAAACCCTTTTTTTTGAAAAGTATTTAAAGGTTTTTATATTGCTATTCTATACAATGGATGTCAATGATTTTACCCCAAAAAACCCATTAATATATTTATGTGAAAATTGTTGCTTCAATACATCTAATAAAAAAGATTATAATAGACATTTACAAACCAAGAAACATTTAAGCAATATTACGCAATGTAGTTTGATAAAAACCTCTAACCAATGCAAATGTGGAAAAATATACAAAGACTATTCAGGTTTATGGCGTCATAAAAAAAAATGTAATAATTTAGAAAAGTTTATATCTGATAAGGAAGAATATAATGAAATTCAGGAAATGAAGGATTTTATGAAATACTTAATGAAAGAAAATTCTGAAATGAAAAATTTAATTATTGAAGTTGTAAAAAATGGAACACATAATAATACATATAATAGCACTACAAACATGAATTCACACAATAAAACATTTAATCTTCAATTTTTTCTTAACGAAACATGTAAAGATGCAATGAATATTACAGAGTTTGTAGATTCACTAAAATTACAATTATCTGACTTAGAGAGTGTAGGAGAATTAGGTTATGTAGAGGGAATCTCAAATATTATTGTAAGAAATCTTAAGGAACTTGATATAACTCAAAGGCCTGTTCATTGCACAGATAAAAAGAGGGAAACTATTTATATTAAAGATGAAAATAAATGGGAAAAAGATGAAGAAAATAAGAAAATGCATAAATTTGTTAAAAAAGTGGCAGATAAAAATGCAAGATTATTGCTAAAATTCAAAGAAAAATATCCAGATTATAGAAAATCAACTTCTCCACTTTCAGACCAATATAATAAGATTCTTATTGAATCTATGGGAGGTTCAGGAGATAATGATTTTGAAAAGGAAGAAAAAATAATTAAAAAAGTTTCAAAAGAAGTTGTTGTTGAAAAAGGATAATTGTTTCTTTAAGTAGATAAAATATATATTATTCCAAAGTAGCTTAAAGGCAAAAGGGTGCCGCCCATTACATAATGAAGGGAATTCTAGTTTTTTTAGTGAAAAAAAGGTACTACAGGTGAAGTGGAAAATTTCAGTATTTTTTCTCAAGACTTTTTTGGGAAATTCAAAAATGGACAAAAAAAATGTCCAAAAATCAAAAAAGCCAAAACAGTCTTGCAAAAATGGAAGGTTTGTTACCATAATTGAATTTTTTGGTCTGGTCACCAAAAAAATAATTTTCATTTTGTTACCATATTTTTTTTAGAAAAGAAAAATTTGGGATTTTTCGATATCCAGATATTGGATATAAAAAAATCCCAAAAATCCCCTTTTTAAAACTAATCATTATTTGTTACTATTATACGTGCAATAAAAAATATTTTATTAATAATTATTTACATGTAAAGGTAAAAAAAGGGATAATGGAAGTATTTTGGAAATCGAACAATATAAAATTCATATTACATCATAATATCAAGTTAAACAGAAACTTTATTTGTAAATTTATGGTCTTAGATAATTACTTAAACGGTTAATTTGTCCCCTAATGATAATTTATATTACCTTTATGGTGTCAAAATTTTAATAATTTTATTGTTAAAAATATAAAATAAAATAAACAAATATGCTGTGGTAAATTTTGAATATTATAAACTAAATTAGGAGATGTAAACTCATGTAATTTAATCATATTTAAAATAACGCACCCTTTTTCTTTAAGTAGATAAAATATATATTAAATAATTATAACTTAAAGACAGTTCACTTGGTGCATTACATAATGAAGGAAATTCTGGTTTTTTTAGTAAAAAAGAGGTACTCCACGTGAAGTGGAAAATTTCAAGGTTTTTTCTCAAGACTTTTTTGGGAAATTCAAAAATGGACAAAAAAAATGTCCAAAAATCGAAAAAGCTAAAACAGTCTCTCAAAAATGGAAGGTTTGTGACCATAATTGAATTTTTTGGTCTAGTCACAAAAAAAATAATTTTCATTTTATTACCATAAATTTTTTAAATATTTATAAAAAAAAAGTATTTAGGGATTTTTATCACTTCCTATTATAGGGATAATGGAAGTATTTTTGGGCATAAAAAATGACTTTAAATATGTATGTGAAAGTTGTGACTATTATACTAGCAATAAGAAAGACTTTAATAAACACAGTTTGACATCTAAACATAAAAAAAGGGAGAATGGAAGTATTTTGGAAATGGAGGAAGAAAAAAAAACTCTAAACCATATTTGCCATTGTGGTAAATACTTTCTGACAAATGGTGGTCTTTGGAAACATCGAAAAAAATGTAATTTGTCCCCAAATGCCAGTTTACAAGACCTTTCTGATGTCAAAGTTTTAACAAATTTAGTATTAGAAGTTGTTAAACAAAATCAAGAACTTGTATTACAAAATTCTGTATCTTATAAACAAAATCATGAACTGCAAAAACAGGTCATTGAACTATGTAAAAATGGAACTTCAAGCACTTCCATTACTAATAATAACTCTCATAATAAAACATTTAACCTCAATGTATTTTTAAACGAGACATGCAAAGATGCCATGAATATTACAGACTTTGTTGATTCTTTAAAGTTACAAGTTTCCGATTTAGAGAGAGTTGGTGAACTTGGATACATAGAAGGCATATCTAGTATTATTGTAAGAAATTTAAAAGAATTGGATGTTACACAACGTCCAGTTCATTGCACTGATAAAAAGAGAGAAACTATTTATATTAAAGATGAAAATAAATGGGAAAAAGATGAAGATAACAAAAAAATGCATAAATTAGTGCGAAAAGTTGCTGACAAAAATGCGCGACTTTTACCAAAATTTAAAGAAAAATATCCTGACTATAACAAGTCTTCTTCTAGGGTTTCTGATAAATATAATAAGATTATTATTGAATCTATGGGTGGGGCTGGAGATAATGATTATGAAAAGGAGGAAAAAATTATTAAAAAGGTTTCAAAGGAAATTACAGTTGAAAAATAAAGTTTAATTAGATGGAATTGTTGCATTGGATGGAATTGGTCCGTCTTCAATAAATTCGCCAGTTAAACTGTATCTTTCAGGATAATTCGGCATATATTGTAAGTTATTGGGTTTATATCTTTTGTTAAAAAGTGAATAGTCTTCATTAAAACTATCCATATATGTATTCACACCAAAACTTGCCATTGCTGGCTTAGAATTCATATCTTGAGTAATTATGGTTTCTTGCGTTCCATAACCACTAGTAAGTGGAGAATAAGTTGGTGTTTGTCCCCATGTCAATTTCCCAGCATCATTATCACCTGGAGGACCACAATTAGACTCTCTTTTTAAAGGAGGAGAATAGGGTTGGCATCCAGGACAATCAATATCAGCAAAACATTGTTGTCCAGTTATAGAACATCTGGCATTAGGTCCACAAAAATTTTTACAACTATAACTAGTTGTTAATGGTAAATTAACAGTATGACTTGTTGAGCCTCCCATATCTTCAACTATAGGTCCTGAAGAAAAACATTCAGTCACATAACTATGGTTGGTTAAATAATCAATCCACTTAAATATAGAAATACATAAAATAAAACTACACAATGCCAAAAATAATATTGTATATTGATTGCTTGAAAGTTTCATATAATATATTATGATAAAATAATATATAATATCAAGCATTTTAGTAAATTATAACAATTTTTATATCAATTAAATATAAGTAAACAATGTCTGATACAACCGGCGATACCTCTGCTATTGATGATAAAAAAAATGACCCTAATACCTCTAATTTAAGTGGTTCAAGTCTCGGGTCATTTATACTTTCAATTATTATTTTATTTATTATGGTTTTACTTTATTATGCAAGTAGTGGGTTGGTATTATATGCTTGCAAACTAGCTCAATCAAATATTTTACCTACAAATGTTCATTGTTATCCTTATCTAGAAACAAAACCTGATATTGAACCAATTCAAACAAATATTTTCACTACTTTTACAGAGCCACAATTATCTATGAAAATGAACTTTCCTTATGATAAATACAACTCAGCAAATAAAATATTAGATATGTTTCGTGAATATAAAAATGAACCTAGGTCTAACTTTTTAGCTAATTATTTTATTTCTCTCATGGAAGCGGTGATTCAATTTAATTATTCATCTTTAAATACAGTTTTAAATGGTTTAAATGGATTACCAGAAATATTAATTGTTCTATTTGGACCTATTATAGTTGCTTTTGCATCCACAATACTTTTTATATGTGACCATATTTATTTACTTTATTTATGGTTTGCAAATATGGGTTGGTTTTTTAAGAAAAATGTAAATTCAGGGCAAACAGGTTATCCTGAATGGGAAGATATTGGGTTAATAGATTTATTTAATTTTAATTATTTTTGCGCAGTTTGTCTAGTTATTTTGTTTTTTATATTATTTTTCTTTTCTTTTCCACTTTTATCTATTATTGCATCCATATCTATGGCTTGGTGTCTATTCACATGTATAACTTATTCTTCACAAATGAATAATAAAAAGACAAATGCATTTACAATTGTTCAAGATGTATTTAAATACTATAAAATTTTAATAATGAGTATAGTAAGTTTCTTAGTAATTAGTGCAACTTTTAGTTCATTAGGTATAATATCAGGTATATTTTCATTAATTGTTCTTGCTTTAATTTGTTTTGGTTTTATATCAATTGATATATTTAAACCTACAAAGTATGATTATTTAACTCCAGTAGTTAGTTTTGAACAAGCCAAAAAAATATGTCCTTATACAGATGTAAATAAAGGAAAACATGGACTATTATACAATTTATTATTTGGTCAAAAAGGTGGAAATATAACAAAAGAGTTAAAAAATATTGGAAAAAAATTATCTCGTAAATAATTTACTTAAAAGAAAAATACTAATTTAATAAAATGGGAAAGAAAAGTAAAAATAATAAAACAAAATTGTTGCCATTTGTAAGTATTTGCACACCTACATTTAATAGAAGACCTTTTATTCCTATTATTATAAAATGTTTTGAAAATCAATCATATCCTAAAGACAGGATGGAATGGATTATTATTGATGATGGGACAGATAAAATTGAAGACTTAGTTTCACATATTCCACAAGTGAAATACTTTAAATATTCTGAAAAAATGTCACTTGGTAAAAAAAGAAATATTTCTAATGAAAAGTCAAAGGGAGATATTATTGTATATATGGATGATGATGATTATTATCCATCTGATAGAGTTAGTCATGCAGTTGATACATTAAAAAATGCACCAAACGCATTATGTGCAGGTTCAAGTGCAATGTTTATTTATTTTAAACATATAAATAAAATGTTACAATTTGGTCCTTATGGTCCTAATCATGCAACAGCTGCCACTTTTGCATTTAAAAGAGAATTATTACAAAAAACGAAATTTGAGGAAACCTCTTCGGTTGCTGAAGAGAGAAAATTTCTAAAAGATTATACAATTCCATTTGTTCAATTAGATTCTAAAAAATCAATTTTAGTATTTTCTCATAATCATAATTCATTTGATAAAAAGGAACTATTGCAACAATTACCAAATCCACATATTCATGAAACTCCAGTAACTCCGGCAGATTTAGTAAAGGAGCCAGAAATTTTAAAGTTTTTTATGGATGATATAAACTCACTGTTAGATGCTTATGCACCGGGACGCCCAGAAAATAAACCAGATGTTACAAAACAATTAAAGGAAATAAGGGAACAAAGAGAGAAAATGATGAGGGAACAGATGCAAATGCAGAAACAAATACCTCCAGGTGCAAAAGTTTTAAATAACCCTCAGGAAATTCAACAAGTAATTAATCAACAAAGTCATATGATACAACAATTAACTATGGAAAATAAACAATTAAAAGAAAAATTAGAACATTTTGAAAAAAAAATGAAGAACTTAATAAATGAACGTATACAGGAAAAAATGAGTCAAAGAACATCTTCTCAAGATAAAAAAATATCTCTTTCTCAGAGTAACACAGTAATTATTTCGACCAATAATTCTACTAATACTACTAATACTACTAATACTACTAATACTACTAATGATGATGACCCTATTGTTATTGAATTATAAAATACTAATTTCTTCATAATACTAATTTCTTCATAATATTATTTAAAAACATACTTAAAGATATTTTAATTATAAATTATATATAGATTCAATTGAAATGGACTACTATGATAAATATCACCCAACTGAAGAGAATGATTATGACCAGTTAAAGGACGCAAAACATTTTATTAATGAATCAAAGAAACTGGATAGGGGTTATAATGTTATTTGGCGAATGAAGCCAAAAGCGGATGGTATAATGAAACGTTTTAAGATTGAAGTTTACTCTTCAAGTGGTGTAGGAAATAATATTAGAGATGCAGAAACTGGAGAATTTTATATTCACAAAGTAGGTTCTAATGATGAAGACTTATATTTTAAGGTAGGTATGTGCACTGGAGAATGCACAAGTAAAAACGGTTCATCTACATTATTTTATATTTCACCAAAGCATTTTATGTCACATATGTGTAGCAATAATTTGAGCGATGAATTTATTTCAAATTGGGAAGAAAGACGCAATGCTAGATTGAAGGAAATTAAAAAGGCTCAAGAGAAAAATATAAATATGTCAGAAATTATTGTTCAATAAAAATAATCAGATAAAAACTTCATAATATTATAATATATGAAGTTTTTTATAATTTGTTTTTTGTCTTTTATAAAAAAAGAAAAAGTAATTTTATATTCACAAAATTCAAATACTTTTATAGGTGGTGCGGATAATTTAAAAATTGATAATTTAAAACATAATTACTCAGGGTTTGATGAGAGATTTCCAATAAATGAAAGCAAAAATAAAGTAGAAATAGAATTAGTAAAAATACAAGAATTATTTGAAAAACAAAATCTTTTAGACTATCTTCAAAATAATAAAATTAGTATTTATAATAAATTAGATAAAATAAAAGATAATAGTATTCAACCTATGCATTTAACTGCAGGTGGTTTATTTGATGAAGATTGGATTTTATAATTCTTCACATACAGTGTCTTCATCTTCTTCAATTTCTTTATCAGATAATCCAGTAGCATTTTCTTTAATATATTTTTCAATATATCTATAAATTCGATTTATGTCTAATTTACCGATTTCATAATTTTCTAATAAATTTATAATTTCACTGTCGTCATGGTTGTTTTTTAAATCTATAAAAAAGCCAAATAAATCTTTTTTATCCATACCTAATTTTTGACATAATTTTTGAATAAAGAGAGAATTATTATATTCAGTAGAATACTTTGTTAAAACCTTAGTAAATCGGACTTCAGTGGGATTATATTTTTGTTTTTTCGAAAAATATTCGTGATATAATTTATTATTTTTAAATGTTTTTATTAAAGAACTCATTTCGTTAAATTGCCAAATTTGTTTTTGAAATGTAATTCTATCAATATAATCAGCAAAACAAATATTATCTAATTGACTTATATAAAAAGGGATTGAAATTTTTTTATCAAATTTATCAATAACATCAATAATATTTTCATGCCATAATAAACCAACACTTGTTCTGTCTGTTTCATTCATAATACTATTATGTTCATTTATAGAATAGTAATTATTAATAAGTTTGTTAGTAATTTTTTTTGTGTCATCACTATAAGATTTTAGTTGTAGTATATCTTGGATTAATTCATTATTAAATAAATCCGGTTTATTTTTGTATAAATAAAAAATATTATTTAATTTTCTTAAATCGCCTTGAACAAATGTAGTAATTTTATTTTTCATTAGTTCTTCTATATTAGGAAGTAATTTATCTACGATAGTATGAATTTGATTAGATGATGGTGTCTTTAATTCAATAGTGGTGCATACTTTCATCAATTCTTTAATTTTTTTATCAACTTTATAATTTCCAATACAAATAATTGGGTTCATAGTAACCTCTTCCAGCTTTTGCTTTTTTGTTTTCTTAGGTCGTATAAGTTTAATGAGAGTATTTATACCTCCTTTATCTCCATTATTCATACCATCAATTTCATCCATTATAATAGCAATTTTACGTGCCTTTTTATTAAATAAACTCATTATATTTTTATCAGACATATTATGTTTTGTAATATCTTCAATGACAGACGTATTTCTAATATCACCAGCATCATATTTGATTATATCATAATTTAACTCTTTTAAAATGTTTGAAACAAATGTAGTTTTTCCTGTTCCCGGGTCACCATAAACATATATTCCTTTTTTAGATAAAATATTAGTTTTATTCTTTTCAAATTCATATAATGTGTCTATTATATTTTTTTCAATGTTCTTTCTATTTAAAATATAATTAATATTTAATCCTTCCATCTTATATATTTAACAACATTCTTTTTATGTAGATTTTTACCCAATCCATGTATTTTTAAAAAATTAGTGATGATATTCCTACAATTATTAGACTCATTTTCAATACAATAATTAATTGTAAAATAAAAATAATTTTTGAATATCATATTTTTGTATTTATATTGATTGATGGTAATCCATTTATTATAATTTTCATTTAAAATAAATTCAAAAACAAAGTTATTATCTCGTCTTATCATATCACGAATATAGTTTTCATAATCAATTATATATTTTTTAATAATAGGTCGGTATAAGATATAATTCTCTCTATTTGTAAATATGAGAAGTTTTTTTGGTAAATACTCTTTTATTATTAAAACCATATCTTGAGGTAATTTATAAATTTTATTCAATAAATCATCATTTATATTATTCATTATAAATATATATAATTTTATATTTATAACAGTTTTTTTGAAGATTTATGTAGAAAAATATATGATTAACTAGAAGTTTGACAAGGATTATTTACACCATATGTTATTCCATCCCAACTTATTCCGCAATTTCTAGCCCATGTATATTTATTGCATAATCCTTGAGAGCCTACATAAGGTGGATTATTAAAATTCATAACTAAATGTTGTTGTCCTCCACTGGGCTGACAACTTCCTAAATCTTTAACATTAGTGCAAGTAGTATTATTACCAGAGCCATCAACAACCCAATAATCAGGACAATTTGGTGTCATAGGAGGCCATTTTTGGTCTTTAGAATATATTAAGGCTATTCCAATAATGACTAAAGCAATAATTAATATTATAATAGCTGAAAAAAGAACAATTTTTTGAAACCCTTCCATTATAAATTAAATAAATATAATTTTTTCTATTTACCTATTTTATATAAATGGAAAGAGTAAATAATGGTAGAATAGATATAAAAAGCCCTAATACTTCAACTTTATTTCAAATGTATGATAAAATACCTGCAAATCAGTGTGCCTCATTTAGGAATGCTACAGAAGGATTATGGGATTCTTCTCTCTTATCGCGAGCTTTTTTTTCTAAACAAAATATACAAATTCTTCAAAATGGAATAAGAGCTGGTATTTATCATAGGTCAAATGGGCAATATGTTATTGGTCCTCAAGATTGTGATTCTCTCAAAATAGTAATGAGAAGTGTGTTTTTGCAACATTCTGCTAATCAACCTAATAATATTCAACAACAAATTATTCAATTGAATAAAATAGTATTAGATTATTGTGTGCAACAAGTATACAGTGAAGCCCAAGGATATGTTAAATACTTAGATGATGCAAGCACATTAGTAGTTCCAATTTCTCATCCAGTGATGGCTAGCAATAATGATAGGCAATTAGAATTCAAAACATGGTTTTAAACAACCTTTGAAAATATTTATAAGCCAAACTTACCATTTTGCTATGCTTATCTTAAAAGTATATACTAATTTCTCTCTTTATTTACTTATAAAGAGAGAAATAGTAAAAAATATTTGAAGAAACCATCTTATACACTTAAACTTTTTACTAAATATTTTTTTTAAATAAAAAAATTGAATTTATATTATAGAGGTAAATAGTCCTTACATTCGTATTAAAATGTTGAAATACTTTATATTTATATCTTTTGTAATTGAAATGTTAAAAGGTGTTAAAAAAATAATACCAAATTATAAATTTATAAAAATACCTATATCTAATACTTTTATAAATAAAAAGGAAAAAAATGAAATAAGATTTCACTTTATCAAGAACCAAAATAATGAAACAGAAACTTCTTCTATAAATACTAATCCATTTAAACCAAGACCATCAACTCCAACTTGTCAGTTAAGTCTTCCTCCACCAGAAGATGATGAAAAAATATTAAAAAAAATTATAAAAGAAATAACCAAACTTTTAATAAGTATTTGAAAATAAATTATATATTAAATAAATAATAAGTATGGTAACCAATTACAGAAAAAGCTAACATAAATAATATTTCAAAAGCAGGTCTACCAGTTTTCTCTCTATTATATCCTATAAAAATTAATAAAGGACCAACTATAAATATATGAAAAAGATTTATCCAAGGATTAACACCTTGATTCAAATAAACGTATGTTTTATAACAATGATAAAGAATAATAAATATTCCTAATCCAAATAAAAAAGGATACATAAACTCAGGAATTTTAGTTCTTAATATTCCAACATAAAGAAAAAGTGTCCCTACAAAAAATATGTGAAATAAATGCACAAAAAAAAGTTTATCCATAATTTATTATATTATTTATTATATTATTTTTTATTATTAATTATATTTTTTATTATTAATTATTAATAATAAATTTTTTTATTCCTCTACAACCAAATCCTTTTTAATATTTTTTTTTACTAATGAACCCTTAGATACTACTTTCTTTTTTGTAGAAGTCTTTTCTTCTCCACTCATTAATCTGGCTCTATCCTCTTTATATTCTAAATATAATTCTCTCAAATTATCAAGTTCTTCTAACCACATTTTATTTACAGATTTTTGCTTTATCTGTTCTAGTTCAGATTCCTTATTACCCTTATCCTTCAATAATTTTTCAACATTTTCTTCTGTAACTGAATCCATTGGCATCTTTACCAAATATTTATATTCTTCATCTCCATCAATTTTATCATAGTTTTTATCTTCAAGCATTGTAATAACTTGCTCCTTTTTCTTTTTTCTCAAATCAATTGTATCAGCCAAATTTTCCTGTATGTATCTGGCTTTGTTAGATAGTAAAATCAAATCTTTTTCCAAAGCATCAATCATATATTCTTTTCTAGTAACATACATTTGCAGACGAGTTTCATAATAAGCATCAATAATTTCTGAAACTTTTTCATATTTATGAAGCGTATCTTGTGCATCAAATAAATGCATATTTGTAGTTGTATTTGTAGTAAATAATTTCAAAAGTTTTTCCAATCCATTACATCCATGGTCAGCCTTCAACTTTTCATAGTCCTCTAACTTACCCTTCATAAATGTAATAGTAAAATCAACATTGGTATCTTTGCTCATATCATCATAATCTTTAATAATTGCGGCAGTTTTCTTTCCATCTTTTCCTGCAGAAGGCTCAATTAACTCTTCAAGAAGTTCTTTAAAATCCTCTGTCCAATATCCGACTGGTAGTTCAGTAACACGAATCTTATCAACTGCCAACTTTTCATAGCAACCCTTAATTAAGAATTTTTCATCGGAAATTTTGGTAATTTGACCTTTAAATCCTTCATAATAAGGAATAAAATCAATATCATCTTCAATAGAGAGCAATTTATTTTTCAAATATTCAACAATTTGCAATGGATTATAACACATAATATCAGTACTGAATCCAGTGCCAATTCCTTTTGAACCATTAATAAGCACCACTGGAACAATGGGTGCATAATAAATGGGTTCAACTAGTAATCCATCATCATTTAGATATTCCAAAATATTATCATCTACTGCAGGGAAAATGCTACGAGTAATTTTATTTAATTGAGTAAAGATGTATCTTTCTGAAGCACTATCCTTCCCACCTTGCAATCTGGTGCCAAATTGTCCATTTGGCATAAATAGATTAATATTATTAGAGCCTACAAAATTTTGTGCCATACCAACAATAGCTGCGTTTAAGCTAGCCTCGCCATGATGGTAACCAGAATGCTCGGAAACATATCCAGAGAACTGTGCAACCTTGATTTCTGTTGTTAAATTCTTTTTAAAGGCAGAGAATAAAATCTTACGTAATGAAATCTTCAAACCATCCATCAAGTTAGGAATACTTCTGTCGCAATCATATTTGGAGAAATGAATAAATTCGCGATTAATAAATTCTTCATAAGGAACATTCGTTTTGGATGTATCAAGATAAGCATCTCTATCATAAAATTTCAGCCAATCTTTTCTATCATCAGCCCTCTTTTTATTAAAAACCATATCAATTGCATCATCTGACTTTTCTGAATGTTGAAACCCAACAATCTTCTTTTTTTCAAAATATTCGCGAAATTCCTTACCAGTGCTGGTTCCCAAACCTTTGTAATATTTAATCTTCCAACCCTTAATATCATTTATACCCTTCCATTCATTATACTCTCCTTCATTATAGAAGTTTAGCTCTTGAGTGCCCTTCTTTGCCTTCAAAATTGGAGTATTCATAAATCCAATAAATCCAGGAATATTGGCAAGTGTTGGCCACTCCGATTGAAATAAATTAATACCTAAACCCTTAATATGACTACCATCTAAATCCTGGTCAGTCATAAATAAAACCTTACCATATCTTAAACTTTTATAAACATCTTCAATATTATTATATTTCTTACCAGTTTCCAATCCAAGAATCTTTTTAATTTCAGCAATTTCTTTATTCTCAGAAATCTTTTTAACATTTTCTCCACGAACATTTAAGATTTTACCTTTCATCGGATAAACCCCAATGGTATTACGGTCTTCAGAAGATAATCCGGAAATAATACCAGCCTTAGCTGAATCACCCTCGCAAAAGATAACAATGCAATCTTTAGACTTTTCTGTTCCAGCCCAATTTGCATCAGTCAATTTAGGAATACCACGAACTGATTTACTTTTTACACCATCCGTTTTCTTGGCAGCCTTATTTTCTTTTACTTCAGTCAATTGAAGAGCAGCATCCATAACACCCATCTTAGCAACTTTTTCAATAAATTTATCAGAGACATCACACTTAGAGCCAAATTTTGTTGCAGGTGTATTCATATAATCCTTCGTCTGACTGTCAAATGATGGATTCTCAATATCACAACGCAAGAATAAAATCAATTGCTCTTTTATTGAATTTGGATTGACTTTTACCTTCTTTTTCTTTTCAATAAATTCAACTAATTTTCTAGTGATTTGATTTAAAATATATTCTACATGCTTACCTCCTTTTGCAGTATGAATACCATTTACAAATGAAACTTGCACAAATTCATTAGTTGGTGTAAGTGCTACTGCATATTCCCATCTGCCTTCAAGACCGGAATCCTCATAAACGCGCACGGAAGAGTTTTTATCGCCAATATATAAATCAATATATTGTTGGAAATTCTTGATGGGAACAATAGTGTCATTATATTTTACTTTAAGACTCTTATCTGTAATTGCTGAAATATCATATACTCGCTTTTTGAGCAATGAAATGATATCTGGTGTAGGTCCACTAATTCCAAGTCGTGCATAATCAGGACGGAAAGTAATCTTTGTATAAGGTTTATTTTTACATTTTGTAATAGAAGGTTTGCATATTTCATCAAGATTGTTTTTATATTCTTGAATATATTTTAGTCCTCGAATATGGTCAACAGTTTCTACTTTTCCATAAGTAGACCAAATTAAAACTAATTTAAATCCAAAACCATTCTTACCACCAACAATTTTCTTTTCATCTTTATTATAATTTGTAGAAGTTCTTAGATGACCAAATACTAATTCTGGTATCCAAATACCTTCCTTTTGCGCAACATCAATTCCATTACCATCATTTACCATTGTAATAGTGCCATCTGACTCAATAGAAATATCAATATGCGTTACAGGCAAAGCATTTTCAGATTTAGAATCAACTCTTGTTTTCATACGAACAACATGGTCACGACAATTTACAATTCCTTCATCAAATAATTTGAATAGACCAGGAATATAACTAATATTTTTTTCAACAATTTTAGAATCATCATTGCTCATAATCCACATATCAGCATCTATTTGTTCAACAGAACCAATATATGTATCAGGATTATCTAAAATGTGTTGCTTGTCGGTTTTCTGCTGGACATCAAAGAAAAGTTCTTGTGAATCATTCGCGCTCATAATTATAGTAATATGTATTTTTATTTTAAATAGATTTTTTTATATCAATTTTTTAAAATATTTAAATAATACATAAAATAATGCCAGGATATACAAGTGGTCTTGTTGCTTTAAAATATAATATTGTAAATTTTATAGAACCACATCCTATAAATTATAAAGTAATTCGTAATTTTAATACAACATCTTCCAACCTATCTCATAAAATGAGATTATCTCAAGTTTTAAAATTAGATGGATATTCACAACAAGTAAATAGAATAAGTAGAATTTGCGGAAGAACTCAGTTTGGTAATTTTTATTTAGGACAACCATTAAATATGAATTATTTAGGAAGAGTAGAAGGTATGTCTGGTGGAAGTGGAAAACCACCTACAAATTTCTAAAATGCGTTTTAAATATTAGTTTAGAAAATAATTTATTTTCTCCTTTTATTTTATAATGACATTTGAACATACTATTGGAACTCGAGCTCAAGTCTGGCATGGAACAGCTAAAAAAACAAGTGGTGGACTTACCAAGACACATTTAATGATGAATAAACATGGTCGCATTGTATCTAGAAAGAAGCATGCTAGTGCTAAAAAAGAGAAACGTCTTGTGAAGGCTGGTTTCTTGACCAAGAAAGGACATTTTGGATTTGTTAAGCATGGAAGTAAGAAAATGAGAGGTGGAACCGGTGCACCTATGGGAAATAGTCCTGGTGGTCCTCTAGGAAACGCTATGTCTGGCACTGCTACTCCTTTACCTCATGTTAGTCCAATGACAATTGCAAAAGGGTTACCTACTGGAGGTAATATGATGATGAAAAAAGGAGGCAAACGTCATCACTCGCGAAAAATGCGTGGTGGTTGCCATGTTAACCAACCCTTAAGCCCTTCACCTTATGATGGACAAGGTGTTGGTACCTCTGGAGTTGCTCTTCAATTTATTGCTGGTCAAGGCAATTAAAATCCAAATAAAATAAAATCCAAATAAAAAATCATAATGTAATAAATTTACATTATTATTAGTTAAGAAATAGAATTTATTAGATAGCTAATTATGAGCTAAACCAATTTGTTTCAATAAATTTTTCGTAAACAATAAATTGTGGTAATTTATAATATAAATATTTTTCAAAATATCTTTTACTAACAATAAATTTTATAGAATTAGTATTACAATACTTATAATAGTAATTATAAACATCATCAAAAGAAATAAGTGCTAATTTATTTTCATTTTTTATAAATAATTTAATTGATTCGAATGAAACATCAATTTCATTCATTTTATTCCATAAAGAACATGAAACATTCAATACAAATTTATCCTCAATAATTTCTATATTAGGAAAAAAATGTTTTAAAATCTTTACAATATTTTCTTCACTTATATTCCCATTTGACAATAATGGTTCAGAATTATTCTTTGCCCAAGATTTAAAGAGAGAACATATTTCATCTATTTCTAATTCATAATCAAAATCTGAGTCAGATGTGCAAATAGTAATTGTATTTTCCCAAAATTTAATAAAATCACTATGAACTGGTAAATATTTACTAGTGATTCCAATAAATGAATCACTTTGTTCTTCATATGTATAGACATCCTTTAGCAAATTTCTTAAAGTATTAGAGTAAACAATATTTGGCAAACTAGAATTAGAGAGAAACTGTTTCCAAACAAAATGTAAATTTTTCCATGCCATTTTATAATCTGAATCAGATTCCACAATATATTTACTACAAAACTCTGCAACAATATTATTTTGAGTTTTATTTTTTAAATAATATGAATACATTTTTAAATCATCATCTGATTTATTTTCCATAAATTTATCAGAATTTTCATATCTCTTTGAATAATGTGCTGCAACACAAAGTAAATCAAGACCTATTTTTTTAAGCATTTCTCTCCAAACTTCATTTGAAAAATTTTCATTTATTTTTATTAATCTGCAATTTTCATATGAATGATTTTCATGATATTTAGTCATAAAATTATTTCCAGTATTACTATTTCCAATTGAAGATAAAGCAACATTTTCTAATTCATTCACTAATTGTTTCATTTTAGGGCTTACCAAGAAAATTAAATTTGAATTTTTTTTGAGAATATTATCACCAATAACAGTAAGAAAATATTTTGCGGAATTTTTAGATGTAAAAAAGGTAGGATAAATATCGTTTAAAACATTTTGAATAGTATCTGTTTCAGGAATTGAACTAAATAGACTTCTCTCTCTAATCTGTTTTATAATATTTAATTTTGTTTTGTATTTCCATTGAAGAAGGACTCTATCCTTTGATATAGTAGAGAGAAGTTTATGAATAACATCATCTTCTTTTACAATTAAATAACGTTCTCCATCATATTCATAAAAAAAGTTGTTATTTGGTAAATAAAAATATTTATTTTTACTTAAAAAAACTTGAATAAAAATAGCTTGTTCATTTGTTAAAAAATTATTACGATTTACACGTTTTTCATGATTTTTTAATTCATTTTCTAATGTATTTGGTAAATAATTTACAATATGATTAAAAATTCTTTGAGACATATATTCATTATCTTTATATTTTTCAATTAATTCTTTTAAAGTGTTATAACATCTAATTTCACTTTCATTATTGCTCATTCTAAGAAAAGTAATTTAATGTTTTTAAATAGTAGTTTTAAAATATTATATTATTATAAGATGAAAATAAATTTAAGATATTTACCTAAAAGGCTAACAAGAAAAGACAGAAAATTGCAGAGTCAAATGTTATTAAAATCAAGACATATGTATAAAAAAGGAATTTATTATAATAGAAAGACTGTTAAGTCTTATCCACATGTTAAGTCCCCTCACATAATAAAAGCTGTGAAAATTTATAAAGTAAATAAAATAGGTGCAACCGATGAATTATCCAAGGCTACAGGATGCTCAAAACAAGCTCTAGCAAAAATAATTAATAAAGGGGAAGGTGCATATTATTCATCCGGTTCTCGACCTAATCAAAGTGCTCAATCATGGGGTATAGCACGTTTAGCAAGTTCAATAACATCCGGAAAAGCAGCAGCGAGAGATTTTAATATTTTAGAAAAAGGTTGTAAACCTAATTCAAAAGCCTTAACATTAGCAAAAAAAGCTAGAAAAAAATATGGATATGGCACTAGAAGAGTTCCGAAAGTAAAACTAAATTAACTGTATAAATTTAATTGTATAATAAATTTAATTGTGTAATTAATTTAATTGTGTAATTAATTTCAATTCGTTAAAATAATTAATTTTATACTTTTTAAACATAAGTATTTAAAGATTGGTTTCTAAAATTTATTATAAAATGTCTACATTTTCTAATAAAAATCAAGTATCCACCCCAACTGATGGTAATGTTTTAACCATTAAAACCGTCCAAATAGCACCTTTTAGAACACTTATGACAGCATTAAAAGATATTCTTTTAGAAACAAATATTACTTTTGAACCAGATGGCATTCGAATTATTAATATGGACAAGTCTCACACCATTTTAGCTCACCTTTATTTAGCAGCTCAAAACTTTGAATTTTATGAATGTAAAAAAGAAAAAATTATTATTGGGGTTAATATGTTTCATTTATTTAAGTTGATTAATTCAATTGATAATGATGATACCTTAACTATTTATATTGAAAATTCTGACTATGTAGATGGAATTGTTTCTCATTTAGCTTTGAAATTTGAAAATGGAGAAATTAAACAATGCAAAACGCAAAAGTTGCGACTTATTGAACCCGAACCTGAAGAGTTACAATATCCAGATGTCAAGTTTTCTTCTATTATTAATCTACCTTCTGCTGATTTTCAAAAGATTATTCGTGATTTATCTTGCATTTCCGATAAATTGGAAATTAAGTCTGTTGGAAATGAACTAATATTTAAATGTTCTGGACAATTTGCTTCTGCAGAGATTCATCGTGCAGAATCAGATGGAAGTATGGGTTTTATTTTAAAACAAGATTCATCCAAAGTTATTCAAGGTGAGTTTTCATTAAAAAATTTAGGTTATTTCATTAAATGTACTAATTTATGTCAACAAATTGAAGTTTATTTAGAAAATGATTTGCCTCTAGTAGTTAAGTATGATGTTGCTAGTTTAGGCTCTATTAAATTATGTTTGGCTCAATTACCATCATCTTAATATATATTTTATTATTGAATTATTAAAATATATATATAGTTATTTAATTATTTAAAATATGTTTTGATTTATATATATAATGAGTAATATTAATGCCAATAACATTAATAGTCAAAATATTACTGTTACAAATTTAAATGTAACTTATATTAACGGGCAACCAGTTACTCCTTGTTCATTTTCAAATGGAGGTGGATATTATG